CCTAACGCCTTCCAATACTTGCCACTCAAAAAAAGAATCCCCACCATTATAGTTATACTTTAACCCAACCAAGTATTCTCTATCCGTGGCAGGGTCAGCTGTTGGCGCACCTTCCCCAAAGTTTATTATATCCGTTTGTAGCTGTGGGGATAGTTGTCCTATAAACTGTCTGATACTTCCTATTTCATCGCCTAATCTGTTAAGCCTGTCGAAAATATAATCCTCAGTGTTTTGTATCTTTTCCCCTTCGCCATTGTTATTGACATTGGTGTATGAAGCAAGTATTGCAAGCCATTCTCCAGAGAAAGTATCTTGAGTTAAGTCGTGCGTACCCCCGTTAAAAATCCAATACTTTGAATCAAAGAAATAGGAATCAATTACAGAGTAAGTACCGTCATCATGCACATCCGCGCGAATAGAGTTTCTAAAGTCAGAGTATACCCCCGCCCATGTGTTTGCATACAACTCAGGCAAGTCACCTGTGAAGGCTGTCCAAGGTGCTGACCATGCCCCCGCTGCTACGTATGTAGCCCCGTTGTAAACCATAACAGAGCCTACCTCGTACTTCTTGCCGTTGTAATAAGATAGTTCTATTTCAGGTGCGTTGCTGTTTGTGTTACGTGGCGCGTCCAAGTCGGAAACATACACCGCCTTTTGCTCAAATGGGAAAGGCTCAGAACTTGTATATGCTTGACCGATGGCAAGAGTACCCCTAAAAAATGCGTTTGTAATTGAAGGGGTAGACCATACCACAAATCTATTTCCCGTTACAGGGTCAGTAACCCAAGTTGCAACAGGCGGAGTATAGCGTAGAATTGACAGGCTCATGTGGATTTCAGTTGCACCCGTTGGAGGTGCTGTCGTTGTCCAACTTCCCTGCATTCTTTTTGAGTTAGTATTTCCCACCAAATCATTAACCTCAATTGTAATGTCATTGATGGTTGAAGCTGCTATCCAATAGCCATCATCTTTAAGCATATACTTCTGCGAGGTGCTTGGATTCAAAGCATAAATATTGAAAAAAAACTGATACTTAAAAGAACCTGTTATATAGTAGTTAAATTCTACATCGTAGTAAAGTTTACACATACGCCCAGGGGCTACACTTGCTGTGGTAATGTCATCATGCACTACCGTCAAAGTAGAAGTGCTGTAAGTATCGCGGTTTTCAATTATCCCGTTAACCCTTTCAAATTGGGTTTCAACCAATCTTACCGCAGCTTGATGTGACTTTTCTGGGAAAGCCTCAAACTTAGGACGTTGGCTATCGATGTCTATTAATTTCTTATGCGTGTATGTATTGCCTGTGGATGAGAAAGAACCCGTTTCATCCCAAATCGTATAATCTAAATCATTAGGGGTGGCTGATATGTTGTAGTTTGCAGGGTTGTAAATCCAATAAACACCATTTGTGTGCATGATACGCGCACCAATTAGCACCCCTTTAAGGATTTGTTCTAAAGCCTCATAGCAATTTGTCCACTTGATTTGTGTGCTGTCTTTGAATATATCTACATTATCCGCAAAGGAAAGGTCGCGAAGCGTGTGAAATAGTACATTTTCACCACTTGCGTTAGCATTAGCTATGCCTGTGCATTCGTGTATGTAAGGGTCACTACTCCAAGCAGTGTGAAGTTCTACTGAATTAAGTATATGAATTAGCAAGGTAATTACATCCTGTCTGCCATCGGTAAACCATGCGGGGGAAACATCGTAATTTTTTAGCAAGCTCAACCCGTCAACCGCCTGCACGGTTATAGCCGCGTAGCCTGTTTCCCTTGCCTCACGTTTAAAGCGCATCTGGTCTGCAAGTACACGCCCTACCCAATACAAAGTACCTTCGCGGTAAATGCGCATGTCGTAAACTTGCTCTGCGTTTGTGCTTAGTAGTTCAAAGTTGCCGTAGTCGTTTTCATCGCGCATGATAAAAGTAATCGAAGCACGGCTACTTCTTATAGGGTTTTCATAAAGTGTATCGCCCTCACCATCCCTTTGTATCTCAGCGTCTTTGATTAAAAGTATGCGCGTAGCAGCAGCCGAAGAGTTGTGAAGTTCCACACTCCAATCTACATCGTTAATTGATTTCCAGCTGCCTTGATATTGTTTACCCACGTGCGTTATCTATTTGATACTTCTTTAAAACTATTGCAAGGTCGCGCCCTGATATTCTTGTTTCCGCCATGTAGCCACTGCCTCCGCCATTTGCCAATCTCAAAAGTGCGTTCTGTTGCCCTGTGTTCAAAATTACTTCCCCTGAGTTAACAGGTGCAAATAATTTATCACCAGAGAATGAATTGCCACCAATCAAACCGCCCTTTGCAAAACCTTCACCTTGCACGCCTTTTGTCATTTTACTTTTAACTATACCCGCTGCAATGCCCAATGCAATACCCGCAGCTAATGCACCATAAGGGTTTGAAAATAATTGTTTTTGGAAAAGGTCGGACGCAATTGCCGCTGCAATCATAGCCTTTGAAACGTTTTCCATAAATGCAGCAATAGAGCCAAGTAGCTTTTTGCCGAATGACTCCATTGCATCCTCTGACCCGCCTATTGTTTCTCCTATTGCCATAGAGAAAGAAGATATAGCATCCACAGCCAAGGCTTTAATAGCTTGGTTTAATACGTTTGCAACCTCTTCCAATCGCGCCATAGATTCAACTATTCTATCGTGTTCATCTTGTATTTCAGACGTATGTTGTAAGTACTCTATTTGCGAAGCGTTAAGGTTAACAAATGCCTTTCCCAATACGTCTACACTCTGTATGGTTTCGTCAGGTACGGCAGGGAAAGGGTTGTAGTCCTCTCCAGTTATCGGACCTTTTTTTGGTGACATTTGCTTATATGGCTTGTAAGCCGTTGGCTTTGGCACGTTTGCCGTGCTTGTTTTAGTGCCACCGCCCGTAGGCTTGTCAGGTTCTACAACTCCAAATGCTTTAGCCTGTGCTGCTGCTTCTGCTGCTGTTGTTAAAGATTCATACTCAGTCTTTAGTGCTTTTACTTTTGTGGCTACCTCTTCAAGTTTCTTGTTTCCCGTAGCCATTCCTGTTTCTTCTAAGAAGAATTTAGCCAATGGGTTTGAAGGCATAGAAAGTAATTGCATCTGGTCTTTTGCGTATTCCTGTGCAACTTTCCTTTCTTCTTTTAATGCTTCAACATATAATTCTTTGAAAGGTCAAGTAGTTTAATATAGGAAGTTAAACCTGAATTTACTTTCCCCTGCTCTACGTGTTCTGTTGAAATCTGCCCTAAGTACTCAGGGTATTTTTCAACTAATGTTTTTTGAATCCTTAGCCTTTCAGCGTCTGTTGTATTCTTGTCATTATAAACTTTCAGCAATCTTTGCAGTTCTGTTTTTTCTGCAACGGTTGCGTCAAATGCTTTGTTTGAAATGTCTTTTAAAGCGTTTTGCTTAACTTCTAATTCGCTTGTAGCGTTGGTTAATGCAACAATAGCTGCCGTAGCAGCGGCAAAAATTGCAGCACCCGCAATTAACGGATTCTGTTTAATTACTAAGTTCAACTGTTCAAAACCGTCCGTTAATCCGTCAATAGCCTTGAACCCCTCAGCCAAAGCCATCGCCCCTTGCACTTTGATTAACGTCTTTTCTAAGTCTTCACTTTCAGCACCGAATAAAGCCATAGCACCTTGCACACCTGCGAAGGCTTGCGCACTCGCGCCTAATGTTGTATTAAGTGCGTTAAATGGTGCATCGGGACGCATGGCATCAATAAGCCCTTTTGCATCGTCTATAGTTGCCTTTAAACCCGCTGCGGACTTAGTAACCATATTGAAGGCTTGTGTACCTTCCATCCCCATTTCAATCATCTTGGTAGTCAGCGTTTCAAACTGACGTGCCTGTGATTTAGGGGACATATTTTCTATCTTTTTCTTGACAGCTAATGCCATCTTAGCGGCTTCCTTTTCAAGGTCGTTGCCACTTTCTTGGGTGATTTTAATTACTTCATCCCAAGTTTTCGCATAGCCTTTTGTGTCTACGCCAAGTATTACATTTAATAAATTATTCTTAGCCATAGTATACCATAAAATCAACCGCTACATGAAATATTCCATCCTGCCCCGCATCGTCTGTAAAATCCTGCGAACTATCCCATTTAATGTTTTGAACCGTCACACCGCCATAATTACCCATTGCTTTGTCCGCTAAAGAGTTTTTCACTATGATTGCCAGTGCTTGCGCGTCTTCGTATTTTTCCGCGTAGCATGAACATTGAACTCTTGAAGTTACCGCCCGATAACCTGACTTAGAATTGTGCGGGGTGTCCGATATAATCGAATACACTACACAAGGCAAAATAATCCCCTGTCGCGCTTCGTTTCCATAAATGCGCGGGGTTATTGCGGTCACGTTAATGTCACCGCTTAGAATAGAATATATTGCCTTACCTGATTCCATTTAGTTTAAACTTCACTACGTCCTCTGCTGTCATTTTTCTGCCACCTGTATCAAATGTGAACTTGTCCCAAATCTCTTCTGGTATATCTACCTTTCCAATGCTCGGACGTTCCCATTCAAATTTAATTTTGCTTGCTCCTTTAGACATCGAGGAAGCTACTAATCTTGCCTGCTCCCACCCTGCCCTTATTGCTTGCGCTTCGCGTTCACTATTGCCTTGTAAAAACAGAGATACGAACTGCGCTGTCGAGTTGTTTAACTCCTCATTTCGCAGTCCGTACCCATAGCACATAGCTCTAATTTTTAAGAACGTGAGGGGTTTCCCTACTCCCCTTTTTTTTTATCATCCTCTACCACGGTGTAGAAATCTGCCACCGCTTTTGTGTACTCTTCAAGTATTTTGTTAGCATCTGAAAACTTGGTTATCGCTTCGGCTGCGTCCTCACTTGTTTGGAACGGGCATTCTATACCTTCTTTTTTACACCCTGCCTTTACACCTTCAAACACTACCACACGGGCAAATTTTAAGGTATTGACAAGCGTGCCTAATTGGTTAGCTGTCGCGTCAAGTGAAGCGTGGTTTTGAGCCGCGCTAATGTTTTCAATTGCAATCCACGAAAAGTAAACGGGATAATCGCTGCCTCCAACTTTCATCGTTATACGAATACTCCTACGGTCAACGCACCTGTTCCTTGCAAATCACAAGTAAAGGTTGACTTGTCATTGTAAGGGGCAGAGATACTTACGTTTTGAAGGTAAGCAGCACCGCTTAATTTCATGTCACCTACAACACCTGTTCCGATTACAATGCTCCAAGAAGTGCCTGCAATTTCATCTGCAAGAATGTCTTGCAAAGAGATTTCGCCTGAACCTACTGAGGTATCAAATTCGGTAATGGATTCAGCAGAGCAAGTCCAAGTGTAGTCGCCTACAATAAACTCCTTTGCCCCTGCGCTTGATTTTGATGTAACGTCAATCATGGTTTTATCAAGATTGAAGTCGTTAGAAACAAGGTTAGCCACAGGTTTAAGAGACCCTGAAACGTCCTTGTAAAGTTTGATTAGTGTGCCATTTATAGCACCTGCGGTTTCTGCCATGATTTATAATTTATTAGTTTTTGCTTGTTTTTCGATTTTATCGGTTATGCCCTCTTTAATTATCTTGGTAACTCTTTCTCTATTAGAGTCCACCGCAGGACGCATGAAGGGACGTGCCGCCACGTAGCCTGTATTACTCCCGTCTTTGCGTACCCTTACCGCTGTCCCGAATTCCTCAATTACCGCCATCGCGGGTACTGTAAGAGTGTCGCTACCGTTTTTATTACCGCTTTTAATACCCAACAAAACAGTGTTCGGATATTTGTCTTCATTCTTTGTGATGAAATCAATTTGAGGTTTAACATAGTGATTTTTACAATTAGCCCGTGCTGCGTTTATAATGCCTTGCCCAGCGTTTCTTAATACATCTTTTACCTCCAACTCTTTCATGTTGTTAAACGCCTTTACAACGTCCCCAATACCTTTAACTTTAGCTGACATTTTCAACCTCCATTTTAATGTATTGCCTACGTCCGATATGTTGGATGCCTTTAATGTTCCATCGCTTAGAATCGAAGTAAAGAACATCTGTTACCCCTATGGTATTGCCGTCAATATAATGCACAGAAACAGACGCGGTTTCACGATATTCGCGTTTATCCGCTGCCATCGCTTCACTGCCCCCGTTATACTGAATCCTCGCCCATATATTTTTAACGGTTGAATATCCCGAAGGCTTAACCGCTACCCCATACGCACTATTCGTATAAGTAGGAGTTTGCACTTGAATTATAGAATCCATTAAACCGCTGTTCATACAAATTCTCTAATTGCGTACTTGTAAAGCAAATGTTCGTGGTTCCAATCCAAAGGCGCAACAATAGTACCTATTACTTGTGAGCCTCTTTGAGTGTATAAATGTTCCGCAAATAAATAAATGGCGTGGCGCAAATCCTCTGGAAACATCTTTGAAACGTCTATTGTTTCGCTTGATATTCCAAACCCTTCTACAACGGTGATTTTATATCTCCATCCGTAATCGTAAAGAGTAGGCGCTGAATTAATCAATGCCACATCGTA